TCTGGCATAATATTTACTCCTATTGTTGGGGCTGATTTTCATCAGGTAGCCATTTTACCGCCAAGACCTTTCTTGACGTTACGCTTTTTTGGTTTAGTTTTTTTAGACCTAGAGGCTAAACCACCCTTACTAAATCTATCCATTGCCGCTGTGCCGGGATCTGTTGGTCCTACAAACTCTCCAGACGGTGTAAATCCAGTGAAAGCAGTTTGTGCTGCATCAAATGCCTCTTGCACACTGCCTCCTTGTCTTAACACACTGTCACGAGCTTCATCTGCATCTTTTCTGGCATCATCGTACTCTTTTCCTGTGGCTTCTTTTACACGCTTTTTATACTCACTCTGACTTACCTTTTCTTCTGTAGCTTTTGGTTTTGTCTTGGCTCTTGTTTTTGGTGTAAAACTTAGTGCATCCTGAACTGCTTGTTGTGCTGCACTTCTTGTGTCTAAGAACTGTCTTGCGTCTGTTACCTTTCTTTCACCTAATGGGGCAACGTCTTGAAACGGTGTAGTTGTATCCACTTGTGGTAAAGTTCCTTTTGCTCCACCTGCAGTTATTGACGCAGGTTCTGAAAGAGGACCAGTAGGAAATCCTTTTTGTATAGAGCTTACACCAGCCATATCAGGTTTTTGAAGCAGGTTCTGTGTTTGTTCAGCCAAAGAAGCCCTAGACATTGTTGTAGGAACATTTTTTAGTTGAGGCTTGTCAAACTGAAAACCGCTAGGACGATTAACTGGTAGCTGACCTATGCTTGAATCTAAAGGTCGTGTTTCTCTTTCCCCAATACCAAAAAAGTTAAGGGTATCAGATACAGCAGTTTTAAACCTATTAAAGTCATATAATTTATAATCTTGTCTAGGTGTAACACTTACAGGATCAGGAGAGCCAGCAGTGCCATAACCATAGTCCATAACAAAAGAAGGTTGAAAATCTGGCTGTGAGGGTAAGTCCATAGCACCAAATGTGGGTTCAAACTTTTGTATTGTTGTCATGTCATCAAAATCTATATTTCTAAGACTGTCTCTAAAAGCATTAGTGTCTACAGCACTTTGTAGATTTTGCTCTGTTATTGCGTTTTGCTGTGCTTTTAACTCTAGTTCTTTAGCCTCAGGAGTAAATCCTCTTGTATAAAGTATCTCACTTGACACGCTGTCTGATACGTCTAAAGGCTCACCTATAGTTCTGTTTTGCTCTAGTGCAGCAAAAGGCACATCATCACTTGATGGTGTGTAAGGTTGTGGACCAATACTTTCTGAGAACTCCCTCTCTGTCTCCGATACCATTCTTTTCATATCAGCATCTATTCTATCAGGTAGCTTAATAGTATCTAAGCTAAAGTCAGCACCATTAGTAGAAAAGGTGTGGCTTAATAAATCTGCTTTATTGTTTAACCCCTTAGTTGGATTTGTAGCAATATCTTCATTTAAAAAGTTAGTGGACTCCAATATAGTTATTGTCTTCCATAGTGGTAGATCTGTTTCGGTTTCTAATTTTTTCTTTAACAAGCTTGGCTGAAGACCTAACTTAACTGCGTTCATAGCTTTTTCTTTTTCTGCAGGATTGTTTGCTAAGAACTGTTTTATTTGATTATATCTGCCATCTCCTGCTGGAGAGTATTGAAACACGTTGTTATTATCTTTTGCAAATAATATATCAGACATACTGCTTCCGTCTGCACCAAATATACCAGCTTTATTTGTTTTTATTACACTGCCATCGTACCCTATGGCATTTAAGTTTGGATTATTTATTATCTCCCATCTATTTAATATTGAGTTTGCAACTGCTCCCATGCCTATCTCACCGTCCACCGCCGCCTCTGCGTAAGCCATAGTTGCTAAGTTATCAATATCTTCTGATGAAAGACTTATATCTCTATCTGCATAGTTCCTAGTCCTGTTCACACCACCTGTTGCTACAGGAACTATACCGTTATTGTACTGACTAGAAGAAGCTATTAAGTCGCGCAACTCTGGTGTCATTTCTTGTGCGTTTGCAGGAGCTATTAGATTTCCTAAATTAAATATAGAGTATTTGTTCTTTGTTGTAGCAGAAGGTATTATAGCGTCTGCACTTGGATCGTTATTTAGTATTTCAAAAGCTTTTTGTGCCACAGTATCCACTGTAGGATCAGTGCCATATCCATAGTCAAATACAAAGTCATCTTGAACTTCCGTTGTAGTTGTAGGTGTTGTACCCTCCGCTACAGCAGATGTAGGCACATTAGGATCTGCAGATATAGTTCTGTCTTGTTCTAACTCTAAAAAGTCTGGTTGTTGTTGGTCTATAACATCTTGCAAAGATTCTAATAAAGATTTATTCAATGGAGTAGTAGCTACTTTGTTTAGCGCATCTATTTCTTCTTTTGTTAATGCTTCTCCTGTTTCTGGATTTTTACCAGTGGTTGTTGCTTGAACAGCAAAATCACGAGCAGCTTTTTCGTTTAGTCCTTGAAAGTAACCAAGGATAGGAATCTTTCTTGTCACAGAAGTTAAAATGCCACGCTGTTGAGAGTTATACCTTTGCCAATCCTCTGCAGTAAAATCTTTGAAATCTGTTGGTTGTGTTTCTACATCAGACATAGCCCTTCTTGCAGCTTCAAATGCACGATCACTCATGCCTCTGCCTGTGCCTCTAGCTAGTTCTGCTTCACGCTCTTGCCTATCTCTTTCATCCGCTGCAGGATCAAATGTGCCACCGCCTGAACCTGCTACATCGGAAGCAGTAAAGTCTGGTGGTATGTACTGCATTGGCTTTCCATTAAAGAAAGGAATAGTAACAGTCTTACCTGTTTTTGGATTTGTGAAGTTACGTAGTTGAAAACCTAGTTGTGCTGTACCCATAGTGCCGTAGCGTTGACCGGGAGTGTAAGGTTGTCCAAAAGCTTCTTCGTAAGAACCAGTGTCACCGCCCTCTTGAAAACCCATGATACCGCCTCTGTATGCTTCTGTTACCTCTAGCTCTTCTATGGAGAAGGGTAGTTCATCTTGCTCTTCTACTGGCTGTCCACCAATACGTCCATCTGCTTCCATCCTCTGTAGCCCCACCTTGGCTTCATTACGCAGGTCTTCAAATTTTTGTATACCGTGGTATCTAACAACATCTGCAGGAACAACATATTCGCCCTCACTAAGCATAGCAGGTATGTCATCTCTCACTTCTTCTGCCATACTACCTGACGGTACTTCGTTTCCGCTTACTGGATCTCTCTCCACACCGTCATCCGCAAGGACACCGCCCTCTTGCATGAACGCAAAATTCATTTGATCTTCCATAGTATCCCCACCTTTGTTAAATTTTTTTACAGCACCGCCTCTGTTGAATTTAAAATCTTCTGCTTTTCCTATCTTTGCTTTTTTAGCTAAAACTAAACCTCCTACCTGAATAACCTCTTCAGCACTTAGCACAGGATCTCCTGTTTCTCTACTGTAAAAGTACCCTCTCTTAGTAGGGTCATATCCAACTTGTGTCCACTCATCATCATTAAAAAACTTTTGCGCTTGTTTGTACGCTGCATCATCTGTGGTGTTTAGAAACTCCCCTGTCATGGTAGCGAAAGGATGTTTATTGCCTTGCATTTCTGCTTTAGCTTTTTTCATGCCCAAACTCTCTTCTAAATGTTTAGGACCTGTAGCTACATTTTTAGCAAAGTCTTGTGCTTTAATATCTTCGGGCTGAATAAAAGAAACATTTTTTAAGTGTACTGTTGGGCTATACACGGTAGGGGAAGCATTTTCTTTTAGTAATTTTTTTGCATCTGCTGAACCACCTGTAATAGTTGGAATCCATGTGTCATAATCGGTATATGCAGGTATGTCCAGTCTAACGTCCACCAATGTACCCTCTGGAATATTAGTTTGCAGACCTACTATACCTTTGGTTCTTTTACTTTCACTTAATGCCCCTATCATTTCTTTGTAAGTTGCAGGTTCAGGGACTGCTTGCATTTTTCTAATAGGACGTAACTCGTCTGCTAGTTTTCTATAATCTTCAATAGAGGCTTTTCCTTGCTGTACCTCTAATGCTTTATCCATTAATTTTTGATCTCTTCCTTTTAGTGCCTTTCTAAAAGCAGGAGTTGTAGCACTACCTCCCTCTGATTGAGGTTTTCTAAATTGTAGTATGTCTTCTTCTGTAACTCCTGCAGCCTCTAATGTGCCTAAGTTTTGATCCACATCTTTTCGTTTTTCTAACACAGCAGGTTTTAAACGAATGTTACCTAGATTAGAACCTAGAGTATCAGGCTCTACCTCTAGTCTACTTAACTGCTTTATCGCGCCTTTGACAGCAGGTTTTGCCACTGCACCTGCCCCAACAGCGGTGGCTAAAGCACCTGCTCCTGATAGTCCTGCTTCTAAATAATCTCCCTCTTTAGCCGCTTGATACGCATCAATACCCATAGTTACAGCACCTACAGGACTAAACTCACCAAATAAAACAGCAGACTCAGCATCTTTATAGGACATACCAGTTTCTAAGGCTTTATTATACGCAGCTTTTCTTAGAGGATTATCATCTGCTCTTATTCTTTCCTCTGCCTCTTTTTCTTCTTTTTGCCCCTGTGCTATTAATCCCTCTCTACTTTTAGCAGCATCAATAGCAAAGCCCTTCATAGACTCTGGAACAGCCGTATCCTTTTGTAGTATCTCCTGCGTCTGCTTATCTACTTCAGGTGTTTCCATTATTCATCATATCCCTTAGTTGCATCAAGCGTCTAAGAGCAGAGATAGCACCTTGCAGTCTGTATATATCAGACGGCTTCTCTGTTTGCTCTATTGTTCGCTGATAGTTTACGATAGATCTTTGTAGCTCCTCTACAAAAGCATCCCATAGTTGTTTGTTATTCGTTAACTCTTTAATCTTAGACATTACCTGAAAATCCTTCTTCATCTGGTAGTGGTGCTGTGCCAACACCTACTTGTGATCCCCCACCGCCTGATGTGTCTTGTACGTTTGCTCCTGCAGGTGCAGGTGGTACTTGCTCACCTTCTTGCGGTTGTGGGGCTTGTTGTTGCTGTGGTTGTTGTTGCTGAAACTTCTTGAATATCTCAGCCTGTATCACAGCGTCTTGCAAGCTATTTGTAACCTTGTTTGGATCAAGATCCATAGCTTTTGCAATCTCTCTAATGATATAATCCATTTTTGCAAACGGTGCAAGTTGAGGATTAGATGCAACTTGTAGGAACTGCATTAGTCTTTGACTACGCACTTCGTTAGCCATCAAGCTTTCTGTACCCTGAGCTTTAACCTCCAAGTCTCCCTTGATGTCTGGGTCGTAGTCAAACTGCATATTAAAACTAAAGAACGCTTTACCCATTGGTGCTAACAGATAGTCATCGACATTCTTCACAACATTACGGATAGAACCATTAGCTGCTGACATCAGCATGGATATACCTGATGCTGTACGTCCTACACCCTGTATGCCTGTTTGTCCGTGAGCAAAGCTTGGAAAGCCTGTGCTTTCATCTGCAAGCACTCTGGCTTTGTCAAACAGTTGCATGTTCTCTGCTGCCACGTTGGGAAACTTTGTACCAAAGATAGCTTGTCCGGGTGCGCCGCCTTGTCTTCTGAATATTTTTCCGGGATATACGCTTAGGTCTTGTCCGGGAACTAGGTTAGTTTCGTCCACCTCCATGATGAGATTGCCACTCAGTGCCGCGTTGTCTATAGCCATACGCATAAAACCATTCATCAATGTCTGTGTATCGTCCATGTTTTCTGCAATACCAACACCAAAGAAGCTATATGGGTTATGCTCGTAAGGCACAGCATAGTAAGGTATACGCACTGGCTTGAATGGATTTAGCACCATTCTTAGAACGTGACCTTGACATATCCAGACGTTGCAGTTTATTTGTTCTACATCTGCCAACTCTTCAGGTATGTCAACACCGTTCTCTTCTAGTATGTCTGCATCTACGTATCCCCAGAACTCTAACACTTCATAACGCTCTGTGTAGTTCTCTATAGCGTAGTCCTTCATGTCGTCTTCCCAATACTTCTTGTCGTATTGCGGCCCCATGTCAAGACATTCTTCTATAGACTCGCCACGAAAGTATGGTCTGCTTTTGAGGTTACGCATTTGTGTCTTAGATAGTTTGTGTCTTTGCACACAATACTCTGCTTCATCCATATTGTATGCGTCAGGGTCAGGGTAGAAGTTCCATATAGATACGTGATCTGTTGATGGCACGGTCTTTATTGTTGGATCGTAGTTGCCATCTTCTCCCCAGTTAGGATACTCTTTGTCTAAAGCAAAAGGTCCTTTCATGATGCCTGTGCCAAACAATGCCATCTCAAACGCTGTGTTACGCAACTGTTTGTTCGCCCCTGACTCTTCTAACTGGTCATGTATCTTCTTTTCCATCTTCTTTGCTGCGATCATTGCAGGATGAAAAGTAACTGTTGTTTGTGTTTGCCCATCACCCTCTATAAGCTTTTCAGACACATTACCTAGTTTCTGCTCCAAAGGTCCTAGTCTATTCTGCAAATCAGCAACGGTTTCACCGGGCTTTAACTTTCCGTCTGGCGCAAACAAATAAGGCTCTGAAGGTTTATCTTCAAAAGCCTGTTTAAGATCATCCAATCCTTGTTCCGCATTTGGGTCTATGTTTATATGCACCGACTCTGCTACACCCTCTGGCAACTTAGTTGGATTTACCGTGAGTGGGAAAGTGGTGTTACCAAACAGAACATCTATTATTTGTCCGTATGCTGCAAGTGTTTTAGTTTTTGTTACCTTTACAAATACTCTGGACTTTTCTGTTTCGGTAAACTGTACATCAGGACCATATAGTCCTCTGTAGTTTCTGTATGCTTTGAGCCATCGTTGTTCGTCTTGTTGTCTTACATCTTCTGCTCTTTTAAATCTACCTTGTACAAAACTTACTACATCACTCTCTGAGCGAATAGCAGGATCATTGTCCTGCATCGCTGAGACACCATCAGTGTCAAATGCTACTTCGTTATCTTCTGCCATATTTAATATCCAAAACTAGGGTCAGCGACTTGAAAGCCTGTTCGCTGATTTACAGGGTTATAGTCCCAAATGGAACTTCTTGGTCGGGTCATTATGCCGTATCGTAGTGCATCGTACATATGATCCATTGCGTTAGTATCTACATCCTCTGGGTTTTTCTTGTCCAAGGGTAAACTAGGGAGTTGAGATATAAGATGTGTGCAGTTGTTAAAAATAACAAGACGAGGCTCTTCGGTAAATTCATCAACTTGCAATCTTCTATGTACCTCGTTTTTACCTGCAACTCTACTCCCTTTACTTCTGTCTGATGGTCGCCACCTACAGCCTCTTACAATCATCTGCTCTGCAAGGCTAGGTCCTGTATCCCCACGTTTATGCCATAGCGAGCTATCCAAAACTCCGTATTGTATCCTGCCATCATCTGCTTCTAACTGTAGTATCATATCTGCTAAATCTACCGCTAGAACTTTTGATACCTGCAACTCTCTGTATATTACTAACTGCTCTGCAGGTGTTATGGCTATCCAGACTACAGCAGAGTAACTTCCATAACCATAGTCACACGCTCTAAACTTTGTCCAACTTGCAGGTATCTTATACGGCTCTACCACATGTATCTGTCTGTTGAACTCTGGGAACGCAGCTCCTTCTGCTACATCCCAGTCCCCATCTAGTAACTGTCTTCTCTGATGCTCAGGTAGAGACAATAGCATTGCCTCGTAGTCACCTGACTCAGCTAGATAAGGATTGTCAAAAAGATTAGCAGGTATGAAGCGTCTTCTAAAAAGAGGTTGCCCCTCTCTGCTATGACCTTTTGGAAATGTAATAACATTACCACTTTCTAACTCTGTTGCCCAAAACGGTGTGTTTGCAGGTGAGGGATCTACAAACGTCTTTTTAACCCACTGATGTCCTGCCCCTCCGGGGTTCGTTGTTGCTCTCATGTACAGTCCTAGCGATGGATCTGTACTTCTTAGTCGTGATCTCATATAGTCCCAAGCAAACGGTGTAGACCATTGAGTAAGTTCGTCAAATCCTATCCAGTTAAACGCTTGACCTTGGTATCGCATTACGTCTAGGTCACGGTCTAGGTATGACATCCACAGTCTGCCCCCCTTAGGACTCACCCACTGTGACTTTCTTTCTGACCACTTAATCCCCGGAATTGCTTTTGGATATAACTCCTGAGATTTTTGTATGAGTTCTCTTAACTCTTCTGTCGTGTGTCTAACTAACAGTCCACTAAAGTTTGGGTTGTTTATACCGCGTAGTGGGTCAGCTAACATTGCAAAAGACTTACCGCCTCCTGCTGCCCCTCCATATAACACCTCTCGTTCTGAAGAGGCTAAGAAGTCTGTTTGTGGTCCTTCATTTGGTTTAAACAGTACTTCAGGTTCTACCTCTGATGGTTCTGGTAGAACTATGGGTGTCTCAGGCTCTTGCGTTATCTTTGAGGGTGAAGCAGTCGAGCGAGTCTTCTTCGAGCTTCTTGATTTCATTAATCGCTTTTTCGAGCCTTCGGGCGAACTTACGTTTAATTGTAATTGTTCTCTTACGTCTTTTGTCAACTTCTATTCTTTTTCTTAGTCCTGTGTGAGATATGTATCTGCCTGTCTCTTTTGTTAGCCAGTTGGCAACTTCTCTGTAGCTGTATTGCTTTAGGTGTATTTTAGCTCTGTCTAAAGCATCTAGCTGTATGCTTATGGGAACTAAGAAGTCATCATCTTCTGGATCAATTTCATAACCAAACGGTATTGTTTTTGCTACTCTAGGTATCCTATTCCAGTCTTTAAAAAACATATCAGGCTTTGGCAACATCCAAAACCCTAACTCCTCGTTACTCATTCTTTCCTTCTTTTGCAGGTAGAACAAACACACCACCTGAAGACTCCACGTTTATCTTTTCTGTTTTCATGAAACCTGCTCTATCCAACAAGTCCCTAGCTGCAGTCATCTTATCTCGTATGCCTAGCTCTGTAGGATCAACAAGAGCAGATCCCATTGCTACTGCTGCCTTTGGTGCAACACGAGCCATATACTCTTTTGTTGCCTCAGCTATTTCATCTTTTAATCCTTTGATGACATCACTGGTGGCTGTGGTATCTGCATATCCTGCCATCTTCTTTGCTGTAACAACGTCACCGTTTGCACCGTCAAACAAGACAGCCATAAACTTTTGTTGTTTTTCATTTAGAACTTTTGTCATCTTTTTCCTTTATAACCTCTTCTACCCAATCACCGTTGTCGCCTGTATGCTCACACACCTCACATCTGTCATCTTCAATGTGGCTACCGCATACTTCACAGGTAGGTTCATACAGCACTAGGTCTTTTCTCCTCGTTTGCCACCCTCTTCCATAAACTTTTCTATAGTCTTTTCGGGTACACACACAATTCTTTCAGGTGGTCTGTTACCAAACTCTTGAACTAAAGCCTTAGCAATTTTGAAAGGATGATCCCCTATAAACTTCTGGCACATGGTTGAACTATGAAAGTGTCCGTGATCTAGTGGATGCTGAAATATAAATATGTCTTTTGTTCCGTCTGAATATACACCTGTCATTACTGCTACTATAAACCATGCTTTAATCATTACTTTACTTTCCTGTATGCTCGTGTTTTCTTTGCGATACTCTTTGGCTGCTTAACGAATTGTTTACCTGCCTTTG